GTCTAGGCGCTTGCGAAAGGAGGTGAAACTATGAAATTTAAGACAGCTTATGACCCTATAGAAGAACATGATCATTGCGGCATTGAGTTTACCATGCCCTCTCTTACGGTTCAGGACGAGAAAGATGAGACTGATATCAACTATATCGTAAACAAGTATGCAGATGGTCAGAAAGGTATCATGACTCTTGACCTTGGCGATAGTTCGCAATACGCATTTCTTCAGTTTGGAGATGCAACGCTTCCTGGCGACTACAGCACTGCGCTCGAGCTTGTGTCTGGAGTTCGTGAAGAGTTCTACAGTTTACCCGCTTACGTTCGAGCAAAATTCGGTCACGATCCTATGAATTTCATCAATCATTTGAATGATCCTGCAACGCTTGAATATCTCCAACAACAAGGTCTGTATGGTAGTAAATATACCTTCGATGAACCACAACAGTCCGTAAGTAGTGAACAAACACAAGAAAAAAATAACACTTTAGAACAAAATAATAAAGAAACACAAAAATAGGCGTCACCGAGCCAGTTACTTACTTGATGTAACTGGCGTAGGTGACGCAAAAATAATCTAAAACCTAATAATAATTTGCTTTAGGTTAATTATTAGGTTTACACTTCGAAGAAGGTGAAATTTTGGCTCGAAAAAAAATAAGAGTTCGAGGACATCGCTTTAGCGATGCTCCTGCAATGTACATGAAAAGGACTAAATTCGACCGTTCGCATGTTTATAAGACAACGTTTGATTCAGGTAAGCTCATTCCTGTATTTGTTGACGAGGTTTTGCCTGGCGATACTACTCGTATGTCTGTTAATTATTTCGCTCGCTTGGCTACTCCTATTAAGCCTATCATGGATAATATTTATCTGGACTGGTTTTTCTTTTTTGTTCCTAATCGTCTTGTTTGGGAACACTGGCAGAATTTCTGTTTTGAACAGGAAGACCCTGATGATAGTACTGATTATGTTATTCCTACTGTTTCTGCTACCGGCAACTCTGAAAATGCCTATATAGGCTCTCTTTGGGACTACTTCGGCTTGCCCGTGAATACGTCCGGAAATTTATCTGGTATTAGCGCTCTTCCATTTCGTGGTGTTTACCTTATCTGGAATGAATGGTTTAGAGATGAAAACCTCCAAAAATCCGTCAAGATTCAGAAAGGCGATACCAACGAAGTATTGAACTCTGCCCGATCTTCTGAACAGCCTTCTTGGGTTTTCACGTCAGGTACCAATATTGTTCCTGGCCTTGCCTGTCCTCCTCGTGGTAAGCGCCATGACTATTTTACTTCAGCTCTTCCCTGGACTCAGAAGGGCCCTGGCGTATCTGTAGGTCTTGCTGGCACTGCTTCTATAGTCGATCCTTCGCCTACAACTGGTTATCTGCTTCATAGCACTAGTAATCAGCTTGCCGCTGTTTCCGCTTATGGCGGCGATGCTTCTTCTTCTGGTGGTACTAGAAAAGCTTCTGCTTCAGGATCTATATCTTTTAATAGAGGTGGTGGCTCTGAGTGGAGTAATATAGGTGGCTTTGCTGGCAACACTACTGGCTATATTACTATGTCAGCTCAGCCTGCTTCTGGTTTTCTTGCTAATGATTCTTATGTTGATTTGGACACTTCAAGTATCTTTACGATCAACAGTCTTCGTACTGCTTTCCAGATGCAGAAGTTCTATGAACGCCTTGCTCGTGGTGGTAGTCGGTATACAGAAGTGCTCCGCTCTTTCTTTGGCGTAGTTTCTCCTGACGCTCGTCTTCAGCGTCCTGAATTTCTTGGCTCTTTTACCAAAATGGTAAATGTCAATCCAATAGCGCAGACTTCTGCAACCGACGACACCTCTCCGCAAGGTAACCTTTCTGCTTATGGTGTTACTGCTGCTAAATTCCACGGCTTTACCAAATCTTTTGTTGAACACGGCTATATTATAGGCTTTGTTTGCGCTCGTGCTGACTTAACCTATCAGCAAGGTATTAACAAAATGTGGCTTCGTTCTACCGTTTACGATTTCTATTGGCCTACATTCGCACATCTTGGTGAGCAGGCTATTGAACTTCGTGAGATCTATGCTCAAGGTTCTGAAGCTGATACTACTGTGTTTGGCTATCAGGAACGTTATGCCGAATATCGCTATAAACCTTCGCAGATTACAGGCAAGTTCCGTAGCTCTGTAGTTAATGGCTCTTTGGATAAGTGGCATTTGTCCCAGTTCTTTAATAATGCCCCAACTCTCAACGAAGAGTTTATTACTGAAAATCCACCTATTGATCGCATTATCGCTGTTCCCAGCGAGCCTGAGTTTTTGCTTGATATAGGCTTCCGTTACACTACTGTGCGTCCTATGCCTATGTTTGGTACCCCCGGCCTTGTTGATCACTTCTAGAAGGAGTTGGTTTTATGTCATGGCTTTCTGATACTTTAGGCAGCGTAGCTGGTTCTGTTTTTGGATCTGTTGTTCAGAATCATTATAATTCCGCTAATGCCGCACAGGCTAACGAGTGGAATGTTGAAAACTATAAACATCGTTATCAATGGGCTGTAGAAGATATGCGCAAGGCTGGTCTTAATCCTATTCTTGCCGCAACTAATGGTATAGGCGGTTCTATATCTGGAGCTTCAGCTGCTTCTGTAGGTATGAGTGATATTGGTTCTACCATGAACTCTGCTAAAGCCGCTAGTGCCGCTGAAAGGCAGGCCAAGAACGCCGAGCATCTTGCAATATCTCAAATTGATAAAAATGTCGCAGAAGCCGATTCTGTGCGTCAGAGCACCCATGGTACAGTTCTTCAGAATGGTATTCTTGCAAATGATTTGAATCTTCGCGAGCAGACTTATGAAAAACGTCTTGGTTATGAGCTTGAAAAGATGAATTTGGAGCTTGAAAACCTTCGTCTTCAGGGTTCTTACCTCAGCTCTGGTGTTTTGAACAACATTGCTTCTGCTAATCGTGCTAATTCTGCCGCCGCTTTTGATAACATTCAAACTGAAATGGCAGGTATGGAACGTGATTTCTATAAAAATATTGAAAGTCTTACAGGTGCTCCTAGGTCTGTCGCTAGTGGTGTTGGTTCCACCATCAAAAATATTATAGGCTTTTTCGGAAATCGTTATTTTGGAAGGAGATAAATTTTATGTCTAATAAAACTACTATGATTCTGACTTTTATTGTTTCTGTTGTTGTTCCCTTTATTCAGGAAGTTGTGGATCTAATTGAAGCTCTGAAAGGTAGAGCTTCTTCTAATACTGTTACTGCTAAAAAGGTTGCTTCGGACTTTCAAGCCGATGTTGCGCAACTTGTTGAGCCAGTTGCTAATAAGAATGATTCTAAAAAAACTAGCCGTTTTTTCGGTTCTTGGAGGGATGCTAAATGAGACGTCGTCGTTTATCTAAACGAGGTTCTCGCCGTCTTTTTCGGCGTACCTCCAGATCTCGCCGTAGAAATTTTAAAAGAGTAGGACGAGGTGGATTTAGGATTTGACATTCTGACTTAATCCTGATACAATCGGTACAGGTGATTAATATGGTTTGTTATAATCCTATTCTTATGTACCCAGTTGAAGGAGCGATTACTAAAAATGGAAAACAACATTATAGTTTTTACGGTAGCCTTGCCTCTCACCCTGAGCTTGCTAGCGATAGCCGTTTCATTCGTTGTTCTTGTAAACAATGCATCGGTTGTCGTCTCGAAAATAGTAGACAGTGGGCTGTCCGTGCTGTTCACGAAGCCCGTTCTTCGTCTTCTGCTTATTTCGTCACTTGCACTTTTGACGATTATCATTTGCCATATGATAAAAGCTTAAGCAAGAAATTTCATCAGACATTTATGAAAAATCTTCGTCGTGAGTATGGCAGCGGCATTCGCTTTCTTGGCTGTGGTGAATATGGTGAACTTCATGCTCGTCCCCATTATCATTACATTTTGTTTAATATTGATTTTGATGACAAAATTTTTCGGTACCGTACAGACGGTTATAACACTTATACTTCTTCTCGTTTTGCCAAAGTATGGAAATACGGTATGCATCTTATTGGTGAGTTTAGCTTTGATTCTGCTGCCTATGTCGCTCGCTATATAGTCAAAAAGCAGACAGGTAAAGATGCTCCTTCTCACTATAAAGGTCGCATTCCTGAATTTATGGTTGCTTCCAATCGTCCCGGTATAGGCGCTAAATGGCTCGAGGATCATGGTGAAGAGTGTTATGCTAACGATTATGTCGTTATCAACGGCAGAAAGATGCGTCCTCCTCGTTATTACGACAAAAAATTTGACGAAACGCATCCTCACTGGATGGAATACATTCGTAATAATCGCATTGAGAAGATGCTTCATAACTTGGAGAGCAATACTTTTGAACGTTTGGTTGACCGCTGTCGCGTTCAGGAAGGTAAGTATAAGCATTTTCTTGGTAGAAAGCTTGACAAGGTATTATGACTGTGTTATTATTAAGTCAGAAAGGATGTGATGCTTATTAGTGAATTTGAAGCTATTAAAAATTTCTGTCGTAAGCGTAATATTTCTTTTAATTACTCTTTTCGTGGTAGTAAATATGCCGCTTACCGTCTTAAGTCTGATGAATCTAGGGTTATTCGTATTGATAATGACTATTTTGTTATATCAGCTACGCTTTATCTTATGATTCGTAGGTATTTAGTTGCATTTAGAAAAGGAGATGGTTTCGCTGAGACTTTATTCCATTTATGATTCCAAGGCTGAACAGTTCAGTCCTCCGCAGGTTTATCACAACGATATGCTTGCTCTGCGAGCTTTTGAAGGTATAGTTAACGATGATAAAATGCTTATTAAAAAGTATCCTGAAGATTTTTCTCTTTATTATATTGGCAATCTTGGTGACTGCGACGGTCGCTATTACGTTGCGACTGGTGACGAGTCCCGTATTCCTATCATGGTTGGTCGCGCCATAGAATATGTGCAGACTATTGACGATAACTCTACTAAATGATAATCTAATAAAGAGCGTATCAGAAAAAGGACGATCTCATGGAGATCGCCCTTTTTTTGTACGCTACGCCCGCCGCGTCTAGGCGCTTGCGAAAGGAGGTGAAACTATGAAATTTAAGACAGCTTATGACC